AACAAGAACAATCACAAGAAGAACAACCACAAGAAGAACAACCACAAGAAGAACAACCACAAGAAGAAAAACTAATGCAAAATGATGTAGAAGAAGAAAGAGAGAAAAAAAAAGATAAAATAGATGTAGAGGATAGAAGCAAAGAGAATAGTACACCGGTATTTGATAATTTTATGAATAATGTAAAAGATAAAGAAATAGTGAAAGAATCACCTGCTGGTGGAAGAAAGAGTAAAAAACATATTAAAAAGAAAAAAAGAAAAAAAACAAAATCTAATAAAAAATAATTTTATATTTAGATATATATATATGGTTTTAACTGGATCTTTACGTAGAAGAATTCTTCGTAGTAATCGTAGAAGATTACGGGCTTCTAAATGCGGTAAAAGAAAAACTGAAAAATCCTGTAATAAAAACTCTAGATGTACCTGGAAGGTTGGAAAGAAAAGATCATTCTGTAGAAGAACTGGAAATAGAAAAAGAAGAACATTTAGAAGACATAATATTTTTCACAGACGTAAGACTAGAAGACATAGAAGAAGATAAATTATAAAATAATTAAAAAAAATAATATTTTATAATTTATTATGAAATATGATTTATTAACATATTATCCACTAATTGAAAAAGTTCATATAAACTGTTTATATTATACTTTTTGGCTTAAAAAACAAGATTTTTTACCATATAAAATTGATCTATCTAATTGTATGGTTAATTATACCATTCCTAAGATCTCTCATGAAAAATTGTAATATTTGAATTTATAGGATCAACAAAGACTTCTTCTTTAATTTTTTGACTATGATTATGATAACAATTATCTTTAGCGGCCATATCCATCTTTTTTTCCCAATTACAAGTATCTTTATATATAGGTGATACAATTGTACACCATCTATGTAATTTAGTAAAATCATCTTGATTATTTTGAAATAATTTAATTATTTTATAGAAATAAGGGATATTTTTTGTGAGAGAATTCATATTTTATTTTATTTTTAGAAAAATATTTATATCAATTTTAGATTATTTTTTAAATTAAATCTTTTTTTTTTTCTTAATTTTTTTATTTTTCTTCTTTTTTCATCTTGTTTTAATGCTTCAGGTAATGGATATCCATCGCAAGAAATACTATAAGTATCATCATCTTCTAAATTATAAGTAATTCCATATTTATAATAAACTTTTACATCCCAAAATCCATGAGTTTTAATCGAGCCAAATAAATCATTTTGATAATTATTAGGTCGATCAACAATATATCCAGATTCTCTTAAATTATTTTTTTTTCTATCATATTTTTCTTTCCATAAACAGCAGAAAAATAAATTGTTTATTACATTTTTTAATTCTTTATCATCATTCATTATTTATAAATAAAGAAATTTTAAAATACTAAATTAATAATTTCACTTGCTAATTCTTGTCTAGATTTAGCATTTATTAAATTTTCGCCATAAGATAAAACTTTAGGTCTTAAAATTTCTAAATGAATATTACTATCTTCTATAAATTTATTTAGATAACTCTCTTGTTGATTTTTATTATTATAGACATCTTTTAAGTACCAATTATTCATAACTTTAATTCCAAAATTAGAATTTTCTAAAGAATCACCAACTCCATAAGCACTTATCAAAACAATTTTTTCGAGATTTAATAAAGCTTTATTATGAAATAATTTAGTATTTTCCATTATACTTTTAGTAATATTTAAAGAATAATCTTTACTAAAAGGTTGTCCATTAGTAGTGAAAATAATATTATCAAATAGATATTTTTTTGAATTCTCATATTTATCTAATGTTAAATCATTGTTTAAAATTCTTTTTTTATTAAAATTTAATTCTGTTAGTCCTCTTCCTCTATATGGAATGCATACATTTTGTGGATTATTTGTTAAACCTAAAACTTTTTTATTATTATTTAAAGATTGATAAATTAATTCTCTACCTAGACCACTGCTTGCACCTACAACACATATATCAAATGCATTCGCTAAATTAAATAGTAAAAAATAAAAAAACCTATTCATTAATAAGTAATAATTATTAATCTTTTAAATAATAATTATTTTAATTATTAAATGTATTTTTAAAATCTAATTTTTTAAGTTGATCATTATTATATATTAAATTACCAGATGGTTTATAAGAATTAATATCTTTAAAGCTTTTCTTGTTTTGAGATATAGTTAACTCATTATCTTTTTTCCCTATATTAAAAATATTAAAATCTTTGTTTGACTCTTCTTTATTATTACTTTTCTCTATAGGTTTACCAAAACCATCTACGAGTATACCAGTCTTTTTTTTAAGTTCATTTCTTACATAACTAGGTACCCAATGTTTCCAAGATATAAATAGTAAATTGGGATGTGTATATCTTACATTAAATCCATTTTCTTGAAGTTTGTCCAATAGATAAGCTACACAAGCTCCATGATCAAATTTTGGAATTCCAATCATAACTTCTGGTACAATAAACCAACAAAATTGTTCATTTATTTGGTGCCTTGCTACAGTTTTAATTCTGGTATGTATTCTATTTAAAATTTTATTATAAGATTCTAAAGTATTTAAATCTCTAACTTGTTTTCTTTCATAAAGTTCATCTAAATTAATTTGGGTTTCTAGTTCTTCTTCCTTTTCATTAACATGTATTAGAACATCCATAATTAAAATTATATAAGAAAAAAAAGTTATTAAATATACAGTAAATAATATTATAATGACCATAAAACATTTAGTGGTAGGAGGTGGTGGACCTGGTGGATTTTTAAATTATGGAGCTTTAAAAGAAAGTAATTTACAAGGATTATGGCATTATAAAAATATAAAATCTATATATTCAACATCTGCTGGAGCAGTAATTAGTTTACCAATTTTATTAAATTTAAAATGGGAATGGATTGATGATTATTTAATAAAAAGACCTTGGCATAATGTTATAAAAGTTACAACTAATGATTATTTTAAATTAATGAAAGATAAGGGATTAGTTAATAAGGATGAATTTATGGATAAATTAATAGGTCCATTATTGCAGTCTGCTGATTTAGAAATTAACACTACATTAAAAGAGTTATATGATAAATATCCAATTGAATTTTATTTACATACAGTTAATATTAATGAAGATTATAATAAACAACTTACTTGTATATCATATAAAACCCATCCTGATATGTTAATTAAAGATGCAATTTATATGAGTGCTAGTGTTCCTTTAATATTAAAACCTATATTTTCTAATGATGGTTGTTTTGTTGATGGAGGATTATTAGCAAATATACCATTAGATAGTTGCATCAAAAATAGTAATTGTAAAGAAAATGAAATATTAGTTGTTAAATATAATAGAAAAACAGAGAGATCTAATGTATCAGATAAAACTGGAATTTGGAGTTATTTAATTGAAATATTTTCAATATTCACAAATGATCTAGTACTAACCTCTGAAAAATATAATTTAGAAAAATATTCTAATATTTTAGTATTTGAACCATTTTGTGAAGAACGTCCAAATATAACAAGTTTAAAATATTGGTTAGAGGTTTTAAATAGTGATGAGGAAAGAGAATTATTAGTTAACACAGGTATAAATTACATAAAAGAAAGTATTTTATCTAAAAAATTTGAAATAAATAAACTTGAATGCACGATAGATGAGATTAAAGAAGATTATAAATTATATTATGTTAATAAAAATATAATAAAAAGGAGTTATAGTTTTTAAAAGTAATTTTTTAAATATTTATATAATATTAATGAATGAAGCTGGTGTATTATACGAACGACCCTGGGGTTGTTATAGAACGATAGAACAAAAAGATAATTACCAAATTAAACATATAAAAGTGAATCCAAGAAAAAGATTATCATTACAATATCATTTCAAAAGAGATGAACATTGGACTATTATAAAAGGAAAAGGTATGGCTCAATTGGATGATAAATCAATTGAGTTAGAAATAAATGATACAATATTTATTCCAAAAGAATCCAAACATAGAATGATCAATAATACAGATGAATGTTTAGAATTTATAGAAATTCAAATTGGAAGTTACTTAGGAGAAGATGATATAGTAAGACTTCAAGATGATTTTGGTAGAATTTAAAGTCAATTAATACAAAAGGTATAAATTAATTTATAGTGATCCTTTAAAAAATTCCATTAAATGTTCAGAATTAGGTTTAGCATCATAATTATAAATCTTTCCATTTCTCTCTAATTTAATTGTAGGATAAGCATCTACTTTAAATTCTTTTGCTAAAGTAGTATCTTTTTCTGCATCTACTTCTATAAAATTTATATCATATGAACTATTTATTAATTTATCTTTTTCTAAATTCTTTACAAATTCATCCCATTCTGGTCTAGCTTTTTTACAATAAGGACACCAGGTAGTATAAAAGAAATACACATTAATTTTATTATTTCCAGTTTCTGATATAAATTCTTTGTTAGGTATATAATCTCTATTTAATAAAGGTTTAACATAAGTATCATAAGCCCATCTTGAAATTAAAATAAATAATATTGTAATTAAAACAGCACCAAATATCATTACTTTATTATCCTTAACCCATTTTATTTTTTCACTACCAATATTTTCTTTAATTTTACTGCCTATATGGCTTGTTAAATTTTTAATATTTTCATGTAAATTTTTTTGAATATTATCTGTGCTATCTTGAGACATCTTAATATAATATTTATATATATTTATCGTATTAAAGATTACGCATATATAAATATTAATGATATTTAGAAATAAAAATAATAATAAATTAGTAAATATAACAAGATTAGAATTTTTAAATGATAAGGAATATATAGAAAATATATTATCAATATATAGTTTAGATATAAATTTTAAAAATTCTTTTAAAGAGATAGAAACATCTGCTGAGAAAATAGATTCTATTCAATTGTTTTTAAAAAAATATGATATACCAAATATAGAGGGAGAGAATTAATAGTCCTAAATTAACTATATTAGATAAAATTACAGTTTTTTCTAATATGTCTTTGTTACTATTATTTTTTGCCTCATTCATCATTTTTACTGTATGTTGAAAATTTTTAATAATTAAATAAGTTAAACTTAAAACAATAATTATTTTAATAAAAAATAAAAATGAACTTGGTATAGGTAGTGGAAAAATAATAAAAACAATAATAAGTCCTAAAACTAAAGCTATATTTATATATATATTTTTAGTCTCTCTAAAATAATCTACAATTGTTTCTGATAAATTCATTAATATATTTGTATACTTTTTTTTCTATCTTTATTTTAATATGAATAATAAATCGTATAAAAAAAAGAAAAATTCAACAAATAATAATAAAAAAAAAATATTTACAAAAAAACATTTTTATAGTGGAGATGGTATGTTAACAACTGTTTGGGGACCAAGTATGTGGCATTATTTACATACTATGAGTTTTAATTATCCAGTTAATCCAAGTAATAGAGATAAAAAAAATTATAAAGAATTTGTTTTAAATTTACAAAATACTTTACCGTGTAAATATTGCAGAATAAATTTAAAAAATAATTTTAAAGTTCATCCTTTACAAAACTGTCATTTAAAAAATAGAGATCAGTTTTCACGTTATATTTATAAACTACATGAAGTTGTTAATAAAATGCTTAAAAAAAAATCTGGATTAACTTATTGCCAGGTTAGAGATCGTTATGAACATTTTAGAGCTAGATGTACTCAAGAAAAACCTAAAATTTTTAATTTTAAAAAAACTAGAAAAAATAAAGAAAAAGGGTGTACAGAGCCTTTATATGGTAAAAAAGCAAAATGTATTATAAAAATAGTTCCTCAAGATGAAAAATGTGATACATTACAGATTGATAAAAAATGTATAAAAACAAAATAATATATTTTAATTAATGGTAAATCCCTTGATTTATAGAATAACATGTTCTAGCTTAGTTCATTTATTATCATTACCATTGGATATTACTAGTACTACTTTACTTACTAATGAACAATATAATTTTCAAATTAAAGAAATTAAAAATATATTAATATCAGCAATATTCTTTTCTTTACAAAATTTAATTTATGAAAATATTAATTTTGTAGATAATTTACATATCAAATCAGCAACTACTGGTTTAATATCTACACCATTTTATCTATATCATGAGATTTATAAAATTATATCAAGATATAACTTTAAAATAAGCGAGCAATATATTGGAAAGATAGTATTAATTGGTACTATAAGACAAATATCAATGACTATATTTTTATATACATTTTCAATGACAAATAATCCATACTTTGGTTTTTTTTTAACTTTATTAGCTAATTTTTATGGAATATTTATAAAAAAGTATATAATTATATTAGCTTTTCCAAATATTTCTCTCAATTGTAATAATAATAATAAAATAATTTATCTATTAGAAATTTTTCGTTCTTCATTTAATGATTTTTTAACTTTTAAACTTTTATATAATTTTTCTTATTCTCCTTTTTTAAAATAAAAATATATTATAAATGTTAAATCAAAAAGATTTATTAGAAAAATCTGTCAAATACTCTTTATATGTTCAAATTATTGCTGGTATAATTAGTGTTTTTGGTATTTTTATAAAAGTAGCTCCTAAAGATCAGATTTTAAATCATATTTTAGTAATTGATACTGTTGTTCAATTTGTAGAATTTATATTTTATTTATATTTGGCTAAATTTTTGAAAACTTTAGATAATAATGTTATTGCATCTCAAAGATATTTTGATTGGTTAATAACAACCCCAATCATGTTATATTCTACTATTTTGTTTATGGAATATGAAAATCCCAAAAATAAAGATAAAATTATAACTATTGATTCTATAAATAGAGAATATAGTAATGAAATTTTAACAATTTTATTATTCAATATGGGTATGTTAATCTTTGGATATTTAGGAGAGATTCATTTGTTAAATAAATATATATCTATATCTATAGGTTTTATATTTTTTGCACTTTCATTTTATAAAATTTGGGAGGTTTTTGCTCAAACTAGTCAAACCTCTAAAAATTTATATTTCTTTTTATTATTTTTCTGGGGTTTATATGGTGTTGCAGCAGTATATCCAGTTATACCCAAAAATATTATGTACAATATATTAGATTTATTCTCTAAGAATTTCTATGGATTATTTATATTTTATTTAATATTGCAAAAAGCAAAAAAAAATAATTGAAATAAAATAATATCAAAAATATGTATTAAAAGAAAATAATGGATTTTGTCCATATTGCTGATTTTACCAAAGAATTACGAGAAGAATTAATAGTATTAGTTTTTGAAGCATTTTATCCCAACAAAAAAAATATATATGATGAGAGATTTATAAAATCATTAGTAGAAAGTTCGACATTTTTATATGACATTTATTATAAAGATAAAATTAATGCATTTGAATTTGATAAAGAATTTGGATGTGGAACTCTTCAAGATTTAGTTGAATGTTTAAGAATCAATAATCCTAATAAAATAGATATTTTAAATTTATTGCAAGATATGACTTTAGATTAAATATATTATTAAATCTATATTAAAATAAATTTATATCTTAATATAGAAAATGGTATTATTATATTGTTTTTTTTTATTTATTATGCAAGCTACTCCATTTGCCATTCCATCATTATTTCCAAAATCCAAAAATAATTTAAATATTAAAATGTATTACGAAAAAAGTAAGGGATTTGATGAACCAATTACTATTTTACCCTATACACAAACTTCTATTATAATTAATAATTGGTTAAATGCCACAGTAGCTCTTAGATTAAAACAAATTGATAATATTTTAAAAAGTCAAATTGTTAATGATGAACAAAATGTTGAAGAATCTATTGATAATGGATTATCTAAATCTATATATGAATTCAAAGTATTTTTATCATTAAATAAAGCAAATATAAATACTGTATATTTTTCTTGGATACCTGAATCCCATAAACAAAATAAACAGGTTATATATCTACTTGGAGGAAAAATTAATAAAAATATATTAGAAATTTATAGAATTGCACAAAATCCATATGCAGCAGATCAATTAACGGTAAAAAGTGAAGATATGTTATTAGATTTATATAATTATCACAAAGATAATAGTATAATAAAAGAAATTAGATTTGATCAGCTACATAAATTTGATAATAGATATTTACTTTCTTGGAATTTTAAGGATAATTTCCGAATTGACTAAAGTCATTTAGCCAAGGTAAAGGTAAATAAGGATTTGTTTGTTTAGCTTGATAATTAGGAACTTTTTCACATTTGAATGCAGGTTCTGGACAACGAGCACATGGTGGACATGGTGGACATTTTGTTTTACAATTTCCACAATTTAATGTAGGACAAGCTGGACATACTGGTGGAACTACTTCAGATTTTAAAATGTAAAGATCTTCATCTCCAAATGGTATTTGACTTTTAGGAATTCCTTGACCACTATGTAATTGACTCATAGCTTTTTGAGTCTTTTTAATATCTTGATCAAATAGTTTTTGATCTTTATCAAATTGTTTTTGTAATTTTTTAAGTCTTCTATTTTCTTTTTGTAACTGTTGGACTCTTTGGTCATTTGATGAATTAGAAATACTATTTAAATATTCTTCCATCTCACTATTGTAATTACTATTATCTACTGAATTATCTTGAATATTTAGATCTTCATTTAATATATAATCAGGAATAACAATATTTGGATTTATACTATTTAAACAATTCCACCATTGAGGTGAATTAAAAGCTTGATAATGACATTTTTTGGTTATTTTATCACAGCTCTTTTTACACTTTTCATTAGGGTTATCAATTCCTTTTTTCTCTGCTTCTTTTTCACATGAAGAAATACAGCTTTTATCAAATTTTTTTAGAGCGTTATGAGCATCTTGAAAGCCTTCTAAAGTTTTTGGATTATTATTAAATCCTATACAGACAAAAATAATTACAGCTATTAGTAAAAGAATAAAATATAAATGATTAGATTTCATATTAAATTTCATATATATTAAATGTAACGAAAAAAGTTTCTTTTATCTTTTAAATTAATATTGAAATTTAAAAATCAATAAAAAATATAGGGAAATGGCTAAAGCCAAACAAATTGATAAACAGTTATGTCTTAATAAAAGTTTTAATAATAAAGAAGATATAATTGAGATAGGTATAGATGAAGTTGGTAGAGGACCAATGTTTGGTAGAGTATATGTTGCAGCAGTGATATTACCATTTAATAGTTTATCTTTTAATTATTCTTTATTAAAAGATAGTAAAAAGTTCCATTCTGTAAAAAAAATTAAAGAAGTTAGTGACTATATTAAAAACAATTGCATAAATTATTCTATCTCTTGGAAAGATGAAAAGGAAATTGATAATATTAATATAAGAGCTGCCACATTAAAAGCAATGCATAATTGTATAGATAATTTAATTGATAAAAAAAATAATTATTATTTATTAGTTGATGGTAATGATTTTATACCATATACAATAATAGATAATAATCAAATGATAAAATCTTTAGATTTTAATTGTATAGAAGGAGGTGATAATAAATATTGTTCAATTGCAGCAGCTTCAATTTTAGCTAAAGTTGCTAGAGACGAATATATTGAAGATCTATGTCAAAAAAATCCTAAATTGAATATATATTATGATATTTTAAAAAATAAAGGATATGGTACAAAAAATCATTTAGATGGAATTACTAAATTTGGAATATCTTGTTGGCATAGAAAAACTTTTGGTATAAATAAAACTATATTTACAAATAATGAATTCCCTGAATCTAAAGAGAAGGAGGCCATGGAGGTTTTGGAAAAGGTGGAGCAAGAGGCGGTCCCCATAGCTTAGCATTCTGACCAATTATTAAATTTGGATTTTTGGGAAATATATTTTTTTCTTTATTATCAGAAAATGGTCCACCAGGATATATTGTTCTAGGTCTAATTTTTGGTGGATCTATATTTAAATCACATTCTTTTTTAACTGGTTTATTAAAAAATAAAGTTATCATAAGAAAAAATATAATAATTGATAATATAATTAAAATTGTTTTAAAATTATTTTTCATCTATATATAAGTTTTAGAAATTATTGTTTTTATAATTTTAGACTATCTTCTATTCAGATAAACTCTGTGCAAATCTTTGAGAACCTTCCCATTCTGTAACTGGACCCCAAGTTCTTGGATCTCCTCCTAAATTTTTATTTTGATTAGATGGAATATTTTGAGGAGTCCATGTAGCTGGATCTCCTCCTATATTTTTATGATTCTTATGATGTTTTTTACCAGTATCTTCCTGATCATCTCTCATAGATTGTAAATTTTTAACACCAATTATTATTGCTATAAATATAACAATAATTAATACAATTGTTAAGATTGCAGCAAATAAAGGTGACATTAATTATAATATATAATAATAAAATTATAATTAATTTTTCTTTGTTTTTTTATTTTTTTTCATTTTTCTCTTTTTTGTTTTTCTTTTCTTTTTACATTTTCTTCTAGTTTTTTTGCCTCCAACTCCCTCTTGAGGTTTAGATCTACCTCTTCTATTAAATGATAAAGCTCTTGTAGCTCTATAAGCTGTATTACCCACTGCCGATGATGCTGCACTCAATTTATCAGCAAGATAACTTTGAGCTTTATTTACTTTATTGCCATCTGTTAAAGCCTCTTTTCTTATAATTTGAAAAAATTCTTTAATAGTAGGATCTTTATACCAATCCTTGAATTTTGCAAAATTCCAATGTGTATATTTTTCACTAATTATTTTTGGATTTTCAGGATCACTCGCATATCTTAAATTATTTGTTTTTAATAACTTCTTCATTCCCAAATCTTGTTTATCTATACTCTTAGAATCATATTCAATTGATATGTCATTATAATTTTCAAATTGATAGGTAATATATCTTTTTAGGATTGGATTATAAAGATCAACAACTTGACTAAAATTAAAATTAATAGATGCACTGAAAGTTATTAATTGATTTAAAATTCCCATATCAAAACTACTGACTAAGCCACCTGGTCCTCCTGTCTTAATATTTGTTTTTTCAACAACTTTTAATAAATCTTTAATTTGTTCTAAAAATATTTCAGATAAACCTTCATTAGTTATATCTTCAAAAACACATTTATTAAAAATATTTTTTATTTCATCAATTAATTTTCCCATTCTTCGAAATGCTAATTTACAAATTTTATAAATTATATATAATTCTTTTGTTGGAGATTTTAGTTTATTTATTAAATCTCCGTAACTTTTTGCTCCATATACTAGCACTAAATAAAATATAAATAAAGTTATTTTTCCAATTAATTCTTGATCTGATTTAAAAATTCTTATATCTCGCGAAACACCCGCTACCTCATATATATCACTTGTTAAAACAGTTGGTTCACATAGATATTTAAAGAAATTTACTGAAGCTTCATTCATTTTTGCTCTATAATTTCTAATTAAATCTTCATAACTTTTTTCCTCTCTCTCTTTTTCAGCATCCTCACTATCTCTTTCTGATATAGATGATACTTCTTTTTCTAAATCTTCTATTTGTCTTAACATATAATCATCTATTGGTGTTCCTTGTAAAATAGGATATTCATATGGTTCATCTATAGTCTATATATAAAAGATTATAATATAAAATTTATTGTCTCTTCATTTATAAAGATTATAATATAAAATTTATTGTCTCTTCATTTATAAATTTTCTATATTCTTTTCTTTTTTTTTCTAATTTTTTTCTGTAATTATTATTTTTATCAAATTTCCAATCTTTGAATTTTTTACGCTCACTCGCAATTGTTATTCCTCTCCATAATTGAGTCTTTATAGCTAGATTAGCCCAATAATCATTTAACAAATCTGGATGCCCTACATCTTTATAAATTAATTCTTTGTAAATTTTTTTTTTATTGAAAATGGGATTTTGAACTTCTGGTAACTGTCTATCAGAACGATAAAGTTTTTCAGCCTTAATTATTAAAATATCTCCAGTAGTTTGTATTTTTTTAGTATTACCTATTAAAGTATTTAAATTTGGGATTATTATTGGATCACATAATACTATTTTATCTAAAAATTCTGATTCTAATATTTTTTCATTTGTAGATGAATGAGCAAATAATGCTAATTTTTCAACTTCTAATTCTTCTGAAATTTCTTCAATATCCTCTTCTATAAATGGTTTATAATTTTTGTTTAAAACTAATGTAAAATTTTTTGATAATTGATTTTGTAAATTACTATAAAGAAAATTTGGCATTGCACCAAATAATCCTGTTGAAAATATTAATGGTGGTCCCTTTCCTTTTAAATAAATATTTTTATCTGAAGACAATTTAAATTGAGGACTTAAAAATGTAAGTAACAATAAAATTTGAGATAACATTTAATTATATTAATAATTAATATTTATTTCTTTTTTAAATATATATTATGCCTAATAAAAAAAAATCTATTTTAAAGAATAATGAAAAAGAAATTAGATTAAGAAATTACTTTTTATTTTTTACTATAATTGTTTTAGTAGTTAATGTTTATTTATTATTTCGAGTTAATGATTTAATCCCTTTTATATTTTTAATTTCTTCTTTATTGACTGAATTATCAATAATTTTTGTACTATTAATTAGTAAAAGAAAATTACTAGGTGTATTACATAATGTTTATTTATTATTATTAATAGCAGGTAGTCTATTTTTAAAAAATATATATTTATTATTTGTAATTTTTATTTTATTTATAGCATTTTTAACTAGAAATATATTTGATGTTTGTTTATTTTATCCAGAATTTAAAAAAACAATGAATGGAACTATAACAATATTTGTTATATTAGCTATTTGTATTTTTAGAATTTACCAAGAAAAAATGTATAAAAATATATTACGATTTTAACCATTAACATATAATATTAAAGACATTAGTGCTCCTGATGCTGCGGCAAATGCACCTAATGGATCTAATAATGGATGATCATCTAATCCTACATAAACCATCCATTCACCTGTAGCCCATAAAAGACCACCGACAAAAGCTACTACTAAAGCTATAGTATTTAATATTTTTTCATGTTTTTTTACTACCTTTATTGGATAATATATACCAAATAATAAACGTAGCAATTATTCCAATAATAATAGGAACCAAACCATTTAATTGTTTTCCAAACATATAATATATTCCAAATCCCATAGATACTAATACAAATAATAATAAAAAGAATTCAGTAAGATTCATTATAAAATTTATATAAAAAAAATCTAAATTAATATTTTAATATAAATAAATAAATTTATTTATTTATTATGTTAATATTAGTATTTGATACAGAAACATCTGGTCTACCTAAATCTAGATCACAAAGTATTATGGAATCACATAATTGGCCATTTATTTTACAAATTGCCTGGATATTATATGATTCTGATAAAAATTTAATATTAGAAAAAGCTAATAAAATTATTAAGATATCAGATAATGTTACAATTGACAAAGAAAGTACTGATATACATAAAATTACAAAAGAAATTTGTAATGAAAAGGGAGAGAATATTATTAATATATTAAAAAATTTTAATCTAGTCTTAGACAAATGTGATATTATTGTTGGACATAATTTAAAATTTGATAAAAATATGTTAATGGTAGAAGGTATAAGAAATAATGTTTTCATTAAATTTAATAATAATGGAATTAATAAAAGTGAATATTGTACAATGATAAATCAAAAAAATGTTTGTAAATTACCTTTTAAAAATGATAACATAAGTACAGATTATAAATATCCAAAATTAGAAGAATTAGTAAATTTTATTTTTAACGAAAAACATAAAGGATTTCATGATGCTTTTATAGATATTATATTTACTTTAAGATGTTATTTAAAAATCATATATAATAATGACTTATTTCTCCAAAATCCAGAAATAAAAAATTATTTAAAAAATTGAATTTTTTAAATCCTTATATATAATTTCAAAAAGATATTATGAGTGATATTGAAGATTTTTTGAAAACAAAAAAAAAGAATGGAGAAGAAAATTTTAATAATTTTGATAATAAACAAATTGACAATAATATAGATACTTATCTAAAAGTTATTAATAATTTATTAAAGTGGATTAAAGATAATGATCATTTAACATCTCTAGATAATAATAATAAATTATATACTCTTTTTAAGGATCAATTTACAAAAGAATTAAGGAAACAAAGTTTATTGAGCAAAAAAGAAAATAAAAAGGGACAAAAAAAATCTCCAGTATTATCTTGTAGAAAATCTACAATATTATATACTCTAAAAAATAAAATAAATATTCAAGAAATCTCTCCAGACTTAATTAAATATATTCAAATTTTAAAACTTCTTCTTAGAAAAAAACCATTTCGTAATGTATCTGGTATCACAAGTATTACTGTTTTAACTTCTCCATTTCCAGATGGACAAAAATTTAGTTGTCAATGGAACTGTTATTATTGTCCTAATGAACCTGCTCATGAAGGAAATAAATGGCAAGCACAACCAAGAAGTTATTTATATTTAGAACCAGCAGTTCAAAGAGCAAATGAACAAAAATTTGGAGCAATTGGACAAATGTTTTCTAGAATGGATAGTTATTTTTCAATGGGACATATTGTAGATAAATTAGAATTAATTATTGAAGGTGGTACTCATAATTCTTATCCAAAACCTTATCTAGAAAAATATTACCGAGATTTATTTTATGCTGCCAATATTTATTGGTCACTCAGAAAATTGTTTCCAGATTATGATGATTGTAATTATGATTTTGATTTTAATCAATTAAAATCTCTCAGACCTCCTGGTAGCATTCAACAAGAAATAGAAATCAATAAAACTGCAGATATTCATATTATTGGAATTTGTATTGAAACTAGACCAGACACTCTAGATAAAGAATGGTTAGAATGTTATAGAAAATGGGGTATTACAAGAATTCAATTAGGAGCACAACATATAGATAATACAATTTTGAAAAAAATTAATAGAGGTCATACTGTTGAACAGTTGCTTTGGGCTATGCAATTTTTATATGATAATTGTTTTAAAGTAGATATACATATTATGCCTGATTTACCAGGTGCAACTCCAGATATTGATAAAGAAATGTTTGATTATGTATATAGTATTGTTTGTCCAGATCAAATGAAAGTTTATCCACATGAAATTGTTCCTTGGACAATTACAAAAAAATGGTATGATCAAGGAAAATATACACCATATTTTGATAATAATCCAAAAGATTTAATTGATGTTGTAAGATATAGTATGGAAAAGTGTCCTTCATGGTGTCGTCTTCCTAGAGTTGTTAGAGATATTCCTATTAATTACATACATTGTGGAAATACGAATGCAAATTTAAGACAGATGATTGATGATCAATTAGATAAAGAAGGTATAATTAGTATGGATATTAGATCACGAGAGATTGGGAGACATAGTGAATATTATACAAAACCAGCTTTTTATAATACAAATTATTATTATTCAAATAATGGACATAATTATCATATTGAATATGTAAGTTTAGATAAAAGAGCTCTATTTGGTTTTATTAGATTAAGAATTGTAGATAAAAATAATTTAACGTGTTTAGATATACTTAAAAATAAAGGATTAATTAGAGAATTACATGTATATGGAGATACTACTGCAGTTAGTCAAGAGGGAAATGTATGTCAACATAGAGGTATTGGGAAAGGTCTACTGAAGAGAGCTGAAATTCAAACAATGAAGGCAGGATTATATGGAATAGTTGTTATTAGTGGGGAAGGAGTAAAAGGATATTATGAGAACAGAGGTTATAAAGAAATGGAGACATTTATGGTAAAGATGTTTCCATTTTGGAAAGTTTGGTTTTATATCTTAATTAATTATCTAAAAATGTTATTTTACACCTTTGCACCTTTTAAACGCCTATTTTATTAGGCAAAAAATAATAAAAAATGTAAAATTAATAGAAGGAATTTCCATAACCAATCAATATGTTTTCTCCAAAAGTTTCCTTAATTTTATTCAACAAACCTAAATATA